CTGATTATTACTGCTTGGCGAGCATCGTTTAGTAACGGGTAAATGTGGAGGGTGTTGATGTGTTCGCGTAGGTTTTTTTCGTGCGATGCAATTAAAGAATCTAGTTTTTTATTTCCAGATTCGAGAGTCATTGAAATTTCTGGAAGTGGCGCATCTTTTTCGCCGCACTTAAAGCCCCATCCAATTGTTGGATAGTTTTCAGAGCAGTAGTACGGCCTGCTCTTGAATACTCCAGACTCTTCATCGAGCTTGATTATTTTCTCAATGTATTTATTCACTGTTCGCCCCTATTGCGCTGCAACGATTCGTAGATTTTAAATATGAATCCGAAAAGGCCGGTTAGAAGTCCGGCGAGGATGCCAACATACCACTCTGTTTTGTCGCATGTAGGGTCGAGAATTTCTTTTAGCAGAAGCCAGCCCGCACCACACATAAGCCCAGCAATCACAAGGGGGGCGACATTCCAGCGAAGCAACTCTTTTCTTAGTGACTCAATCGCGTCGCGCATCGGAAACCCTTCTTTTTTTGTTAGCCTCGCGCTGCGCAATATCAAGCTGCAGCTGTAGAATTTGAGTTTCTAGATCTAATTTCTTTGTGTTTTTGCGCCAGTATTGAATCATGACTAGGGATAATATGCCTCCGATTAACGACACTCCTTTACCTATGTCATCGGGAATCATGCCCACAAACGAAGCAAAGCCGCTAGCGATTGTTCCCGCTGCTGTCACGCCCGCAACCTTTGCGCTTGCTGCGGCCTCTGCGATACGACTCAACCGCGCATCCCCCTATAATTGCGACCGAACAGGCGAGGCAAAACCCGATTATTAGTATTGTCATTATCTGCTCCAACCATCGCCGCTCCGAATATTCCTGCAATCCCAATTATAGCAAGCTCTGCGATGTAGGCGGCCATCTGTAATGTCGTGTAATGTGCTGCAATAAAAATTTCGTCGCGTAAACCCCAATTTGCTGCTATGTAACAGTTTGCTGCAATCAAACCAAGCTCAATAAGCGCTATCGCAAACGAATATATGCTTCGCGATAGCACCATCATCACAATGATCAACGCAAATGACCTGTATGCGTTCTCTCTCAAATTCCCCAGCTCTGTATATGCCCCGTCATAGTAAACTGGGAAGTTAAAACAAAGCAGAACGGCTATGAGAGCAATTGCGATGCGTATCAACATAAGTTAAGCCTTTGGTTTTTTAACTGGCTTATCTGTTGGCTTTGATTGCGGTCTAACGGGTTTAGATTTTGTGGCCATTTGCATATTCTCGGTTGTGTGCTAAATTAAATTAGCTGTCTTGGAAACCAGCCGCCTCGCCCGTTAATTCGGGCTTTTTTATAGTGGCACTCCATCCAAAATAACTTGAACTCTAGCAGGACTATCTAACAGACCTCCAATAGACTGCAAATAAACGCCAGCCTGTAGTGATCGATTATTTACTGCCAAAGATGGCGCATCTTTAAATGACTTAAAAGTCGATCTAAGCGCATCTCGGTAAGTAAAACCTGCAAATGCCAACAATGTCGGGTGTGATTCTATATCGATTAAATCATCCCAAGATATCTCCGACTGAAGAAAAGAAAGATCGCCATCAATAAAACTTTCGGCTTTATCGTTCCTCAACACTTCGCTCGGAGTCATTATTGCCTCGCGCCATTCGGTCTTGGTTATTCCGCTGGTTTTATGTGTTGGGCGAGGGCTTTGCGCTAGTTCAAAATTTTCCATATTAAATGTCCTCAAACATATATTGAGCTTTAAACCTTGAGCCAGATTCAGTATTTGAAGTTGACCACTCAATCAAAATAGAATCTGTCCATGTCAACTTCGGAAACGAATGTTCAGCTGTCTGTGCGCGAGGGCCAGCAATACAAAAACCTTCACCAATGGCATTTACTCCAGGTTGTGACTGGTCAAATACAACAACACCATCAATGGTTATTTTTAATCGCATAGTCCTTGACGTGGCTTCATTGACCCAAGCAGTAAAGTTATGTAGATACCCAGCACCGCCACGGCTAAGAATTGGGTATAGAACCCCAGCTGTAAATGTTCCCGAACCTGTTACATTAACAAGCCCTTCTATAACATCGCAGACGGTCGCGTATCTATCGCCGCCAATAAAAGATGTAGCCCTAATGCCATGCGCTCTCCAGTTCGTTGTGTCTAAACTAGGGTCTGTTGCACCTGCGCCATTTGTTTTCCTTATGTATGCCTTAAATGATACAGGACTAATAACCTGCTGCCCTATGGTGTACGAACCGCCACTAATCCACAGCGGCTGATCGACTGAGCCTGCTGGGATTAAATTTGTCATATCCAACATTTAAATACTCCACTCATTAATCCCGTTAGATTTATAACGCAACCCGCTTCGATAGTTTAAATTATAACGGACGCTTGTGTCTGTCCCTCCGTTATATCGAATAACGTCAGACCCAGATCGAGAAACGATAGGTTGATTGCCTTTGTATTGCTCAGGTTTTATAACATCGACAAAACCGCCATTAGGAACTGATGATGCTAACGGTAAAGTGTAAGTCGATGAATCTGTAATATCATGCGCAGAATATGGCGTTAATGCTCCACCGCCTGACATAGTTCTCACTGTAGTTAAACGCGGCTCAGCTTGCCATTCTGGCTTCCACCAAACCTCTGCAGTATCCGCACTTGGCAGATTATTAAGATTTGCAGAATTCTTTGAAATATATCGCCGCTCCCCATCAAAAACATAATCACCAGCTGCGTAGGTTTTCCCCGCATTCCACTTAAAGCTATATTTTTCCTCTGCCCAAAATGCCTGTGATGTAGCTGGGTCATTACCTATATTTGACGATTGCTGAGAAACGTATCGATTTTCGCCAACATACACCGCCGCGCCAGCTGCGTAGGTTTTTGCAGAGTTCCAAATAAAGTGATCTTTCAGGTGATCCCAGTATGCGCTGTTTAAGCTTGGAGTTTGGCCGGTAGATGTTGCAATCGATTTATACCAAGCCCCTAAATACAAAACCCAATCATTGGTGACATACTCGCTTAGCAGGTTGTAATAGTCGGTTAGGTTGAATTGCTCCCAGCCAGCATCTACACCAGGCTCATTGTCTTGGTTCAAATCATCGAGACTTATCCAAAACAACCCACCATAAGAAACAATTTGATTTTCAAAGTATGACGTTTGCGAATTCCAAGGACTAAACTCACCGGCAGCAGCAACGCCGCCAACAGGGTCAAAGGTTTGGATTATTGTCCCGTCTGTGTATTCGAGCTGGATTTTGTAATAGCGATTCTGCCCGAAGCAGGAAGGTACACGCCCACCAGCAAGCAATGGAAGCGGGTTTGCGTTAGGGTTTTGAAGATTGATGTCGGAAAATGAATCAATCTCGTCATTGGTTCCAGATGCCAAAAACCGAAGCTGGCCATCAGTAAGCACCTCGCCGCCATCGCTGAAATACTGGGAAAATGCGTCTAGCAATCTAACGGCCATTATTTTTCCTCACTTTGCTTATCATTTAGGCGCCCTTATCATTTGGTTGCCCATCTTCTTGGCGCCACGCTGCCTATCTAGCAGCTCATTCATGGTCTTGTATTTATTGTCTGTATTAACACCCTTTAGCTTTTGGTATGCGGAGCCTGCCATATCCAACGCGGTATCAATTTTTGACTGACGAAGACCTTGTGTGACGCCTTTACCAACTTCGCTAGCGAATGAAGTATCTGCGGCAATCCCAAACTGCTTATCAAGAGTGTCTGCAAATTTTACCAGATTGGTTAGGTTGCCTGCACTCTCTGATCCATATTGCATGGCAACATCATCGATATTTATCAGTGCATCACGAACACGCTCTGCGCTCTGCGCATTGCTCAAGATTCTGCGGGATAACCGGCCAAGAACTTGGGGCGAGTAATCAGCGTCAAGGTTAATTTTTTTGCCGACCAAATCCTGCACAGCATCGAGTGCGGTTTTTGTCTGCGCATAATCCTGATTTGCTGCACGGTAAGAATCAAAGTTTTCATCAAGGATAGTGTCAAGATCATGGCGCAAACCTTTTACTATCCTGTCTGTATTCCCCTTGAGCCCGCCAAGCGTAGAGCCGTATGATGCCTGAGTATCGATGTACATCTTAAGCCGGTGAACATCAAAGGCGCTCGGGGTTTTGGTGTTATACATGCGGTCAATCAGGTTTTTAAGCACGCCCTGAGCCGATTTAAGCTCTGGAGTGTTGCCCTCTAGGTTTGAGCCTCGAAAGTTAATAGCGACACCGTTTTTGGCTGGCGTTATCTGCACGCCCAAATCATCAGATACGCTTGCCAAAAATCTATCAACCGCTGGCGCAACATCAACGCGCTCGTTTTTCAGGGACTTTGCCGCTTCATTAATTGCCTCGCCAGCTTGCTTTTTGGCTCGCTTAACCTGCCAAACCTGCTTGGCAAACTCGTCGCCCATTTCAGCTAGCGGGCGATTATTAGCTTTAAATGTGTCGTCCTTTGTTCCCATTTGTGCAACGCGAAGCATCCGCGCGGCAACCTCAGCGGTTTTAGGGTCAAAGTTCTTAACTGACTGAACTGTCCCAGGCTCCCATTCCTGATCCATGGCTTTTTTTGCCGTGTCATCAGGCACCAGTTTGTAATCAGTGGCGCGCAACTCCATACCATGGACAGGCGTGCGCTTTGGCTCGATTCGATACTGTGCCAGCTCGTTCTCTGTTGAGCCTTCTTTGATTTTTTTAATTGTTTCGAGCTGCTTAGGATAGTTTGATGGCGACAATATCCCAAGCTCTTGCTTGGCCGCTTCGCCTGCTGATTTTATCCCCTGAGCTGCTGATGTGCGTAGCGCTGGAACTCCTGACCTAGCGGCATTACCCGCAATATTCATTTGAGCCGTAAGACCTGCTGCACCAGCGAATGGGGCGGAAACTTCACCAAGCTTCCTGAGCATCTCTTGTGCTGCTGGTGATTTAGGAGAATAGGTGGCGCTACCACCAACATCTGCGGCACGCTGCTCGATTCTGTCAGCTGCTTCTTGCGTGCCAAATTGACCGCCCATTATCTCGCGCCCGCCCTGCTGTAGGGTTCCAGCAATATTACCAAGTAATCCAGTTGTTGCGCCGGTTGCCATTGTTGCGGCCACCTCTGGGATTGCCTTAAGCCTATCCATCATGCCAATTTTCTGAGCTTGTTGTGATGGCTGGCTTTGAGCATATACTTGGGCGACATAAGCATCCTGCTCGGGGCCTGGCACATCGGTATTCATTGGCTGCACTTGATCAAACTCACCCGCGCGTATGGCAGCAGCGAATCTACGCGCCGCCGCAACATCACCGGCCTTGTCCGCATTTCTTAGCGCCTGCTCTAGTCGTTCTTTTGTCGCCATTAGTATTTACTCAACAAGTCTTCTAATGATGGCTCACCCGTTGCCGCTGGAGGTGCGATACCTTGGGTGGCGCCAGCGGGGGCTGATTTCATTTGCTCTTGCTGCTGTTTGCGCCATGACGAAATAAGGCTTTCGCCGGATCTTGTTCGCAGACTGCCGTTTTCTGATATGAAATTGGCTTTAAACTCTGAAAATTGAGCGCGCTTTTCATTTAAGCGAGCAACTGCTGATAACCAATTGGCAACGTATTCTGGCGACGCCTTTTCTGTTGGGAATGGCGCACGAACAATCTCAATATCACGATCAGTAGCAGGCCCGGGGGGAAGGTTCTTGATCGCCTCACTATTTACGATCTGCATTGCCTGTTTGCGAAGACCAGTAACCTCGTCTTGATTGCCGGTTTGTTCTTTGATGTATTCTGTCCATGTTGATTTTAGGCCGCCAGACATTGCTGATTGCTTTATCTGGTCGGCTAGCGTCATGTATCTACTAGCATCAGCAGAAGCAGTTGCAGCCTCTGTGCTGGCCATATCAAGCTGTTTTTCCGCGTAGGCCGATAGATCCATTCCTTCACGCGAAATCATATTTAGCTTACGCCCAACAGCCTCTTTTTCAGGGCCTTCTGGCAATCTGTTGTAATACTCAATCTCTTGGATTGATGCTGGTGCCTGCCCTTGCGCTGCCATCGCTGGGTCTTGCTTCTTGAAGTCAAATTGCTCGCGCTTTAGATCAATTTGAGCTTGTTGGTATGGCGTCATTCTTTCCGCTTCTGGTGGCTGCCAGAATATAGCGCCAGCGTCTACCGTATCCTGTAGTCCGCGCTGCAATTGCTCAAACTTTGCAGGATCACCAGATACAAGCAAATCTTTCACGCGCAAAGAGTCAGAGGGATCACCCCCCAGCTTATTTATTGACTCGATGCGGTTATCGAGAAGCTTTACAGCCGCCCCCATCTTACCTCCACCAATCAATTTCTGCAGCTGGTAGGCATCTTGAACCATTGCTGCGTAGCGCTCTTTAGAAAGCATTTGCTGCTTCTGCTGCTGCGCTTCTTGCTCCTGCTGCTCAATCATGCGCCGCTGGTCTTGCTGTGCGTTAAATTGCGGCAAATTGCCGGACAATCCCGCGCTTACGGCCTGCAATAAAGTACCTATGTTCGCCATTACTTATCTCCCGTATTGATACGCTGCACCACCGGCGCCAAGAACTTGCGACAACTGATTAACGTAGTCCGGCGATTTCATAAACTGCGCCACGCTTGTTTGATTGCCTGCTGTACTGGCGCTATTGGTAGCTAGGTTGGCCAGAAGACTAGCAAGATTGCCCTGCTGCGAGTTAATTGTGTCACCAACCCCAGAAAGAAGCTGGGCGATGTTAGACGCTCCGCCGCCGACAATATTGGACAGCCCTTGACCTTGCGCCTGCTGAATAGCCGATATATCCCTGCCTGCCTGCAAACGTCCGCCAGACAATAGCTGGCCTGTACCATACGCATAATCACCGGCGCTTAATCCTGCATTGTTGTAGATGTTTGCCAGATTATTCGATGCGTTCATCGATCCGGCGCCAAGATCACCATATACGTTTGACATTTGTCCGGCTGTATTGCTGTAGTTTGATCCAAGGTTGCCGTATATGTTGGCTGCCGCATTGGCGTTTTGCATGGTATTTGATCCCATGTTGCCAAGAACATTCGATGATAGTTGTGCGCCTTGAATTGCTCCGCTGCCAAGATCGCCGTAAACGTTTGATGCCAGTTGGCCGCCTTGCATTGCGTTTTGAGCCTGCTGCGCCGAAAGATTCCCTACAATTCCGGCTTGCTGCCCTCTTAGTGATCCGACACCTTGAGAGGCGCCAAACCCCATATCCGCAACGCCCTTGAGTCGGTTGTAGTAATCGTTAAACCCTTGTGACGCAACTCCTGTACCGTACCGCTGAAGCTCTTTCAATACATTGCCGCCAACGCCGCCCGCTGCTCGTGCATTTTGCAAAACAGATCTTTCGCCCTGCTCTCTTAAAAACGCAACGTCTGGCCCTTCCATGTAGCTGTCATAGGCTTGTTGTTGCGCCGCTGCACCGCCAGGGCCAGATCCTGAAAAATTAGCCATCAGATTGAATGCATTAGTGCCCTGCGGGATATATTGATTTAGCGCGGAAACCCCTTCATTAAATGCTGAATTAACACCGGTTATGCCTTTATTAATTGCGCCAGAAGCAGAACCGACTGCGTTTTTTATTGCGCCTAAAGCTTGATTTCCGTATTGCTGCTGCATGCCTAAAGCGGAATTTATTCCGCCCAGAGCTTGATTTCCGTATTGCTGCTGCTGCCGATTTGCAGCCCCAATGGTATTTACAGCTTTATTGCCGAGTAGCTGATTGTAGCCCTGCGCGCCCTGAAGGGCATTAATGGCCTGATTTCCGTACATTTGCTGGCCAGCAAGTCCGGTATTTACGCCCATTCCAGTAGAGCCAAGCAATGCCTGTCTGGCCATATCAACGCCACCCTGAACACCGCTCAAAGCCTGCTGGTAGCCTGACCCAAGTGCGGCCTCGCTACCCTGCAAGCCATATTGCATATTGGGCATTTGCGGGGCTGCTGCTGGAGTGTACTGATATGACTGAGGCATAACCTGTGGCTGCATTTGTTGCTGGCCCTGCGCGGCAGTTGTGGCCATATAATTGGGGGTTTGCGCCCTCATCATTTGATTCTGCATCGATGGATTGAGCATCTTTGTCATTACTCCACCTAAAATAGTTTTTTGAGAGCCTTGCGAGCAGGGTCTTTAGATTCGATTTTCTTCACGATAGACTTTGCGCCGCCTACCGGATCTTTTGCGTAATTCAGCGGATTAAGTAGGTCTTTTGTGCTTGGCGATGTGCCGACATTGGATGGCACATTTTCATAAGGGCCGTATGCGCCAAGCATTGCAACCATTGCATCCTTGCCCAAAATGTTGTTTTCTTTGGGTTGCTGCGAATTTTTATACTGCGGCAGCGTTTGAGGAATAAAACCAAAATCAGGCTGCTGGAATGGAGTTACCTGGCCACCAAGAATGGCTGACATTGCATTATTCTGCCCCTGATTAAAAAGACCGGCCTGCTGAGGAAGTGAGCCGCGCAAAATATCTAGCGCTGCCTGCCCGCCCATCATAGAGTTATCAGCCTGCATTCCGTAAAGTCGATTCACGTCATCGCGCGCTTGGCTTGTTTGCTGCAATATGAAATCGCGTTCTTCTGCGTTTTGCCCCGCTTGCGCTTTTGATGCCTCTTTTGACGCCTTGTTTGACCTGTTTGCCGCATAAGCTGTACCGGCTGCGGCTATTGCTACACCGAATGGCATTTAGCTCACCTCGCTAATAAATTGGTCGCTGAATTCGTGCTCTTCGTGGATATCCACTTTGCCAGTTCGGTCGATTCTGTGAATGCAGTAAACCACCGTATTGGGCTCAAGGCTCATGAAGGTGTGCTTGGTTTCGGCTGGGATATTGATTGGAATCGGGGCTTTAAAGTCGCCCATAAGCTCGCCGTTTTGCCAAACACGGATAGATCCGTGGGCAAGCATGGAGGCATGTTCGTAAGAGTGGGAGTGCTGAGGTACGTAGGTGCCTACTTTCTCCATCAGCATTTGCTTGATGAATATTCCATCAGGAAGGGCGAACTCTACTTCTGGCAATTCAATCTTTTCTGCTGTCATGCGGCACCTCTGAATTTGTCAGTCTTTATGCAAATTATCATTGATATGCGGTCTTGATCGCTGTCGTTAATAACCCAGTGGGCTATGTTGTTTCTAAACAACCAGCAATCGCCGTTATCTGCGATAATTTCGCCGCCATCAAACCCAAATACTGATTTATCGGGTGCGGATATGGCTACATAAAACTTCTCATAATACTCAGCGTGCCACCCTGAATCAGAGTGTGGCTGTATTCTACCACCGGGTGGAAGTTTTGTAATCAGTATCCCGCCCAATCGCTCGCCATCTACTGCGGCCATTACGTCAAATGCCATTCGCTTGGCGCCTTCAATGACATCAGCGGACGGATACCAAATAGAATCATGCTCAGCTACGGACGCGGAAAAGTCACCGTTAGCCGTGTCACCAAACCTAACCCATATGTCAGTCATTTCGCTGTGCGGGCTGCCCTTACAAATGCGGCGTTGTGGATTTTGATCCCAAAGCTGCGGATTGTTCAAAAGTGAACTTTTGATAGGCTCAACGTTCAAACCCGAAAGTATTTTTTTGAATATCATTCCAGCACCCATCCGGATTTAACATCACCGGCAACATTGGTTAGCATCTTTATCCATTTGATAGAACCGGTCGTCCCTGCTCTGTCGATGTACTGCGTGAACTGTGGGGCGCTAACTACCCCCTCGGGAGAGCCATCACCCAAGATAGGGAGTGACCGGCTAACTTCTTGCGTCCATTGCATGAATGGCTGTTGCATTACCATTCTGTCATCAGCAATAGCCAGGTGCGGGACGGGGGGATTTACGCCACTCATTGGATATCTGCCTCGATTTTAAGAATCATCTTTTTGCAGTTATCGGAAATAACCAGCTTCATAATCGCCAACCGAGAGAATCCGCCAAGCCTGCGCCAGATAGCCCTGCGAAGATATTCGCCAACCTTGCCTAATGCGCGAGGGCGCTCATCACTGAATTTGCGGCCATCTTTAGACCATGACAGTCTGATCTGTGGATTAGGCTCTTCGCTTGTGCCTACGCCTGACTCACAGGTGGCCTCGAACGAAACAACGGAAAAATATTCGCTTTGATTTGAGAATGGCTGAGTGACCCAAGTGCTGATTATTGCGTTGCCGTATTCTTTGTAAGTGTCGGGTGACAATTTACCTATGCGCCCGTCTTGGCTGTCGCCAACATAGATGCCGCCGTAAACCTGACACAATGAATTAACGCGCCACCTCTCGCTAACATCATCAATAAGCGACTCTCGTGCGTGCCAGCGTTTTGATAAAAGCTCATAAACAATCGTTTTAGTGGGCAGACTGAATCCAACAAAATAAGAGCCGTCTTGCGCGTAATAAAATCCGAATGTGTTCTGTATGCCTTCCTTTTGGAGCTCGCCACGGATTATAAAATCCTCGGCGTCTGTTGATATCTTCTCAGCTGATTGGCCGGTCGAACCCCATACCGCTGGTGATTCGTTTTCACCTGCACCAATCCAAAAGAATGAATCCGATGCCGAAACAACGGCGTGTCGGAATGCCAGCCCCTTGTTAATTAATAAGCCTCTGATCTTGGCGAAAGGAAAGTCTGAGCCGCCAATGTTTTGGAACGCCTCAGTTGTAATTGCGCCCATCATGTAAAGCTGCCCACGGAAGAACAAGGGCGAGACTATATCGTCTGGGTCTCCATCAGCCCGAGAGAAGTCCAGCGCATTCCACGATAGCCCATCGTCAATTCCTGACCCGACAAACTTCTTTTCGTCGGTCGAGCAAATGAAATACCCATCTGCATAAACTACCTTTTGCGGCGTACCGTTATCAGTAAAGCCACTGGCAGTTATTTCAGTAAGCGTTCCCGCCTCAAAAATATAACCATCGCCCAATTCATTCAGGATCATTAACTGTGTGCCATTGGTCGCCATTGAAACGCGGTCTTCACCGGCAATCTCGCCAAGGTCGGTCAATGTCATGCCTGCATTAAGCCGAACTAACCGCGACCCTTGAACGTAATAGGCCACGCCATTCATCACTAAAGCACCACGCGACACGTTGCGATAATTACCGATATTGGCAACTTGGGTTATTCCGTCCGTACCGATGATGTATCCGTCAGACAAGGCCGCACCCTGCGCGGGTACATAGTAAAAGTTCGTCAGTTGCTGCGAACTGAAAAGTCTTGACTTGGTGGCGTAAGATCCACCAAACACGGGGAGATTAACTATTGCCATCAGCTGCACCAGGATAAAAGGTATCATCCCACAACCCATCAGCCGTATTGCCTGAGCCGCGCGGCAACGTGCTTGGGAATTCAGTAACAGTTACCGTTTGCCCCAATCGATACATGGTAGCCATGCCTTTCTTGGCCTTCTTTTGCAGCTCAAAGCTAATCGGGCGGCCAAATTGTGGAGCGATGAGAATAGCGATATTGGACACCATGCCCATGATTGCGCCATCGGGGACGGTTATCGCATCACTCAGCGAATTCACCTGCGTGTAGCCAAGGTCAACGCCATCGGCCTCTAGCCCAGCCATCCACGAATTCATTACAAAGATGGCATCGCGGTATTCGTCACTTTCTAGCGGAGCTTCTGACGCCTGAACCAGTATTTCCTGTAGCGACTGCTTTAGTAGTTGCGCTGCTGTCGTCGCCATCGCCTGCACCTTTGGTTAGTTCTGCTTCTGCGGGAGTATCAAGCCAGCCATCTTTTGCCATGCGATCTTTATCGCGGGCATAGATCATCGACTTTACAATTTCTGAATCTAGCTTTTTGAATACGGTGACAATCATATAAACCTCAAAAAAGCAGCCCCACCGAAGCGGGGCGCCTTCATTAGCCGTAGAAGTTACCGGCAAATAGTGGGTTAAGTGTTGCGTAAGCGGGCAAAATATCGAACCGGATAGACTGGTTGTTCTTGTCACCGTCAGAGTACTTAGTAACACGAACTGAAATACCATCGCTAGTAGTAGCAATAGTGTCCCAAGTGTGCAGCTTTGGCAGTTTGATAAAGCCAATGCCGAACGCATCCTCGTGATAGAAGTAGTTGGGCTGCACGATCTGACCAGCAGTGCCCAAAATCTCGAACGCGTCACCAGAAGTGATTGCGTTGTTGATGGTGTCGTACTGGCCGTTGGTTTCTTTCAATGCCGCAGCAGTAACAGTTACCGTTACATTGCCGGAAACGTCAGTATTGCCACCAGTCACAACTTTGTAGTACCAAGTGATAGGGCCGGATTGGTCATAGGCAACGTTTCGGCTGCGAATGTTCAACAGGTTACGGCCTGACTGAGTAATTTTGATGGTATCACCAGCGCGCACAGCATTGGTTACGCTGGTGCTTAATCCAGTCAGTTGAATTGATTGGGTCATAGTCAATCGGGCGGTTACATAAGTCGCATCAGGTGTTGCTGCAACAGTGCCGGCACGGTCTGAAGCGGCGCCCAATGTAACCTGTGGCAATGCGTTCGACATTAAACCAGTAACGCCAGCAAAGTTACGTGGGATCTGTGCGCGCTCCCAAGCGGTATCAACAGTGCCAGCCGAGCCGCCTGCCAAACCTGCGGTAGTTTCTGCCAATGCCTGTACAGCGAATGGGTTCATAACCGCATAACGTTTACCAGCCTGAGGAACGCCAACAGAGGTCAACAGCGAACCAGTGCTAGCCACATCACCCCATGATGCGATTGGAGTGCCGATAGTGCCCAAGTGCAGTGCAGAATTGCGTTGCATGTAGCGGGCAAAGTCGGTTTCGAGATCGATTGCCAATTGCTCAGCAGCCGGTGCGATGATTTCCTCCATCTGGTCAAGTTGCAAAGCTTCTTCGCGGTTTGTCCAGTCAATCGGAACTGTCAAATAGTTCTGAACAGTTGCCGCAGCAGTGCCAGAAATAATATCGTTCTTGGTTGCTGCCGAAATATCACCACCAGCAGTGGAGATAGTGCGGTATTGATGCGCACGCTTAAATTGTACAGTCTCGCCAAATTGCGGCGTGAACTGCGGGGTCAGCATTGAGGTGTTGACGGTTTTTGATAAAACACGGTTAGACTCGAACGCTTTTAAGAAGATGCGTGCGACTTTCGCCGTAGTGTTTGCACTGAGATTATTCGCCATGATTTAGCCCCATTTATTCAAAGGTGGCGCCCTCGACATGGTATCTATCCTTCTTCTGCGCGCCTGCGCCTCGGATGATATCTACCGGCTCGGGAGCCTGAGTGGTTTTTGGTTTCATTGCGGAAAGCTTTGGCTTGATGTTTTCAGCGATATACATCGCGGCAGCCAACGGGTTAATCTGTGATAGCTGGCTTACATGTTCAAGTTCATTGATGTTGTCGGCCAAATACTTTGTGATTAATGCGCCTCGATCATCTTTAATGATCGCCTGCGCCAAATCCTCGCTGTAAATGTACGCGCCAACGGCTTGACCTGCCTGCGCCAATTCTTCACTGCTAACGCCGCTTTGTACTGCGCGCTTCTTGTATTCTTCAATATCAGAAGCTAATTGCTGTTGCTTCAATAGAGCCTTTTGCTGTTCCGCTTCGTGAGCCTGCTTTGCTGCATATGCTTGGCGTGCGTTCCATTCCCCACGCTTCGTTAATGCTTCTTCCCGCTGCCGTAGTTTCTGCTCGTAGTTTTCATCCCACTGATCAGGAACATCAGGTACAACAGGTGCCTGCTCTTGCTGAACGTTTTGAGATTCATAAGCCGCGATCCGGCGCTCCAACTCTTCACGCTGGCGCTGTTCTTCGCGCAACTTGAAGGTTTTCTTGCCTATCTCACGGTTGAAAAGCTCTTGCTGCTCAGCAGTGAACTCGATCTTTTTATGCTCAGTATCAGGAGCTGGTGGGGCTAAGTCACCAACGGATTCATTTTCGTCCTGCGTCCCTAGGTCTAGTTCTGCATCCGGTTCGATGATGATGTCATCTTGTAGCTCAGTGCCGCTCATAGCGTTATAACCTCAGTTAAGCCGCGATAACCTCGCGTAGGTGTTTGTTATATCTTACATCTGATTCATTGATTGATCAATTATTGTGTCGGTTTTGGCAATTTCCTGCGTTTGCTGTTCGTAATTTTGAACACCACCTTGTGACATTATTGCATCGACGCCCATAGCTTCACGAATTAGCTTCAGGGTTTCGGCTTGGGTTTTCTGCGCAGAGTACAGGCCTTGCATAACCTCGGCTTGCTTGCTTAATTGCTCCATCATCATATCGAATTGCGTTTTCTCCTTATCGTTCTGGAGCTTGGCAACTTGGATCTGCGCATTAACATCGGCTTGCGACTTTTTGGTCTCAGCGTCAACCATCTTGGCCTGCGCCTCAGTCATCATTGCTTGCGAGGCAATCATGTTCGGGTCAGGCTGCTGGTTCTGCTGCGCCATTTGCTGCTGCTGGCGCTCATCATCGGTCAATTGTACTTCAGGTATCATGCCCTGCTTGAATAGCTGATCACGCGCGCGCTCGGACAGCACATCCATACCAGGTGCGTTAGTGTTCTTGAGCAGTATGTCCTTGCCTTGTTGGATGATTGACGGGTCATAAGCGCCCATTTCAATAATGGCCTGCACAGTCTCTTGCTGGCGATTCTGGAATGATGCGCCAGACGAACACACAACGTCATACTGGCCTTGCGATAGGTCATTGAGCGTTACCATCTGGCCGGACTGCTGATCGAACACAGATTGGTTAATGGTTTTGATTTCGCTGGTGCCATCCTCGGCCAAGATTCTAATTTGGCGCTCAGTGTCATAAACTTTCTTGATTGCCTTGATCAGAATGCGCCCGGTGTGGGATATGGCAACCTCAAGAGCGCGGAAATATTTTACTGTCCCGGTGTCACCTTTGTTCTGAAGCGCCTTGATTGCCACGCCTGACTGCGCGTTAGGGTTATCACCCATGTTCGCAGCAAATATGCCGCCAGTCTCGATTATGTCTTGAGCCATAGCAGCGGCAGCTTGGTCGAGCGCTGGATTCATTTCAGCACCACCAGCTCTGAAAGGTGGCGGCTGCCCATCTTCGTGGTTGTATCGCTGGAACGGCGCCTGTGAGGTATTCATCTTGGCGAACTCACCCTCAAAGCCTTCTATCTGCTCTGGGGTGACCATCCACTTAGCGCGTGGAGCAAGTGCTATCTCAGTAATTTGGCGAGAGCGAACATAGTTGTAAACGCGCTGCTGATCTTTCAGTCTGGATACTTTAGAGCCATTAACCCAAACTTGTTTGTTCTCGGAAATGATGAACGAGCCATAAGCGGGAATGACTGGAATATAGTCGAAAACAGTTTCTTTCGACTTGCTCAGCCATTTGTCATTATCAAAGAATCGCGCACAGACAATAACGTCATCACGTTTTCGGGTGCGCTTCTCAGTCACACCGGCTGCGGTCAATTCATCGGCAATAGCCTTGTATTCGTCGCTTGATTTGTCAAACACCATTCCATTTGACATTTCCACAAGCTCTCGCTTTTTGCGCTTCTTGTATATGTATTCGCCGATCGTCACCATGTCTTCGGGTTTATGAGTGTAGACAGTTCCGGCAACATTATCGCCGACGCTAGCACACTGCCCTTCGGCATCAGGAAAGCGGCGCTCATACTCTGCGTGCGTGATTTTATGCAGGACAATGACCCACTCGGAATCTGATCTATCTTGCTTTTCGCTTGATGGATCAAACCAAACCCGATCATTAAAGTTTGCGATTTTCTCGATCTTTAGGTCTTGGTCAAAGCTGTCGTCGTCGATGTATTCAGTGACGACCCTCCATCCATCCTGACCAGACACAAGCATCCCGTAGGCCGTGGCGTGAACGATATCCTCAAAGCCGGATATGTTTTCAATGTTGCGGATTAGTCCGGTGTAAAGCTCGGCATTTTCTTTGCTTGCTGCGCCACTGCCGGGAATAACCTTAATGGAAAACTCAGCCTGCAGTATCTCCCCAGCAATGGAGTCTATAATCGGGGTTGTCTTGTCGAACGTGTAGCGAGGCGCATCCGAAAACATCTTGACGACGTTAGGCTCCCACATTCCGTCGGCCTTATAGATGAAGTGCTCATTGTCCCTTGCTTGCTCGCGCTGGTCTTCTTCGGCGTTCTGTGCCTTCTCAAGCATGGACACAACATCGCTTACATTATCGTCGTCAGTGTCTTCGTATTTGTCGGCCTTCATTGCCAGCCCTCGATTTTGATTGGTTTTTGTTTAATCTTCGGTTTAAAGAATTCTATCCCTCGACCAGCAAGAGAGCACACATCAACAGCGTCATCATGCTTACCGGCGGGAAACCTTAAAAGCTGCGTTATAACATCACCTTTCCAGCGCGCATTCTTTGGAAAAAACACCTTGCCCATGCTTGCCATGCCTTGGAATGGCCTTGCTCTGATTGGCTTATCGCTTACGCTTGGCATCCATTCTATGCGGCAAAATGCGTTGCGGTCAGTCATACGCTGAACCATGTATGGCTCGATAGCCTTCCTGATTACGCCAGACTCGCCAAACCACATTGTTGGCGAGTGAGCAATAATTAGGTCGCACATAGCATCAATCCATTTATCAGATGTGGTCTTGCCTCGCCACCAATCAACAAAATAGATGTTCTTATTCTGGTCCACACCATAAATTCCATGCTCTGTGAAGTCGCCACCATCCTCAGTCACCGCATAGTCGCTAGCGCCATAATACACCAAGCCTTCGGGGATTTCGTCGTATTCACCAAACCATGCCGATTTGAAAAAGTCCCCCTCATCTGGCACAGGGTTTTGTTGGTACAGGCTATTCCAATCACGCGCTGGTAATACTGATTTGATCTCGCTTAGCCGCTCTACCGGATACCACTCTGGCCAAAGCGCCTCGCCTTCATCATTTAATGCAGGCAGGCTTATCAATTCCCACTGATCGCCGCCACTCTTGGCTTGCTCAAGTAGTCGTCCGCTTAGATCGTCATCGTGCCATCGGGTGTTGATAACAACAACTGCGCCCCCTGGCATCAGTCGGGTATACGCGGTTGATGTGTACCAGTTCCAAACAGTTTCGCGTCTTGTCTCGCTGTCTGCCTCTTGGCGGTCTTTGAATGGATCATCGATCAATAGAATGTTTGCACCGCGCCCAGTGATAGCAGTTCCTACACCAGCGGCCACATAAACACCGTGCTTGTCAGTGTGCCATCTGTTCGCAGCTTGTGAGTCTTGAGCTAGCCGAACATCGAACAAGCACCGGTACTCATCAGAGTTGACGATGTTACGAACCTCTCGCCCGAAGTCATTTGACAGGTCGCTGTTATAGCTGGCCGCGATTATCTGCTTATCTGGATTGTTGCCAAGATACCAAGCTGGAAAGCGTCTAGATGCTAACTCGCTCTTTCCGTGCCTTGGGGGCATTGTGATCATCAAGCGCTTAATGTCGCCATTGGCAACCGACTCCAAGCCATCAGCGATTAATGCGTGATGGCTTGCAGGTATGTATGAAGGGTTTGTGTATGACGCAAATGATATTAGCGACTTTCTCGCGTTGCGCCTTGCTAACAGCTCGCTAGCTGCTTGCGCTTGAAGCGATTGCTGCGAGTTCGTCATCACTTAGTCTCGATGCCTTGAAGTGTAAAGGGCTATCAGGATCACCGGTAATCTCGGTGCTTTTAAGGTCTGGAAGGTATTTGTTAATCAACCTTAATCGAGTATCAATAGAGATCTTTATCCTAGCAACCATATCAGGAGCGAGATCATTATCCTCATCACCTATTTTATCCGCCAAATCAATAACATGCTCAACTAGACCCCTGCTCTCCAAATAGTCCCTAAGTGCCTCTTGTCTTGCCTTTCTGTTGCGCGTTGCAACATTCGCATGATTGGTCATTTTGCCAGTTTCCTGTAATTGCCTCGTACTGAGTTGTTACAGTATAACATAAAGTAAAGGGCTGAATTAACAGCCCTATTGATTAGGCTACGCGGCGCGCTTGAATCTTACCGAATCCACCTAGAGTGCTTACAGTGAATGTAGCACGCGCAACCAGGTAAACTGTGGCAGTTGCACCTTCAGCTACAACATATCGGGTTACTGGGATTGATGTGACCTGACCTACAGCACCAGGAACTACGGCAGCACTTGCACGTACAAAAGCATCGCCAGTTACGCTAATGGTTGCGGTGGTAGCACTTGATCCGCCAGCCAATGCAGTTATGGAAGTCGATGCAGCAGGAATAAACCCAACTGACCCGCTTACATCCCACTCGCCTTCAGTAAGGGTGATTGAGGTTACGTTAGCCGCTTCTGTGCTTGTCAGGGATACAGCACTGCCAGAAGCAACTGAAGATGACAGGTAGCTACCAACAGAATCGAGGTAGTCGTACAGGTAGCCAAGTGATGGCTGTAAATGCTTGCGTGGTACTAACATGTTATCTCCTGTTATCCGAGCTGGACAGTGGTTGCAGCGGTTACGCCTTTGGTGACCCTGTAGGTTCCGTCAGCATTGATTGTGATGTGGGGTTTGGTGGCAGTCATTGTGACAACTGCGCCTGTGCTATCGAGCACGTCTGAAAAGTTGCCGTTGATCTCGCATTGCAGTGTTACAACTTCGGCGCCGGTTAGGCCAACTGATTTAAGGCTTGGCGTTCTGCCGGGCGGCACCTTGAATGGGTTACTTGTGGCTGCGGCTGTTTGGTTATCTATCAGCAGTAATGACATGGCTATCACCTGATTAATGTTTATTCGATTATACCACTAATAAAAAAGCCCGACTACTCGGGCGAAGGTGTGGGCTATATCGCATTACTCGGCCAGTCGTAGCTATCGCGCTCGTAGGCTCGGCAGGGTTCGGTTGGCCAGTGTTTGTTGCTAACCGGAGGCTGATTGGCTTGCTCAAGTAGCCGCTGGTGCCATTGGTTTCGAGGCTCGGTTTCTATCTCCTCAACCTCTGGTAATGGCAAGTCATTCATGGTTTTAAGCAGCGCCATGTAGGCGCGCTCCTGTAGTAGGTTTTTCATTAGATACCGTCTGCTGCGATCAGGTAATTCTCCCACTGCGTGTCAGTGCATGGGCATGATTCAGTAGGATTTACCAAACCATAATTGGTGGTTTGCTCAACATCAAAACCATCATCGCGCATCATCTGCGCCATTGCTGCAACTTTTTCAGCTGAATCCAAACCGGTGTTTTCTTCGTTAATTAAATAGGTCATTTTCTATCTCCAATCTAGCTACCGGCTAGGCGGTGGTTGCTGTGTTGCTTCCATGTGTTTCATTATACGCATGATTTAAATAAAATCTAGTATTGTTCTAGCATTTATTTGATCTTTACACTTCCTTACCTTCGCAATATTCCAACCACCCGCCGCGAACTAATGCGCGAAACTTTACGGGGTTATTCAAAAACAGTTTAGGCATTGAGTTTTTGCCCAAGCCTAGAAACTCCTGGCACTCCCTCAAAGAGCGCCAGCCTATTTGTTTTGCGTATTGTGATGGACTCATTGCACAAACTCCAAATACACAGCTATACAAGCTCTTGCCGCGCAGCACTGGGATAAGCTTTTTATTGCTTTATCCCTTTCGTGTAGCTCTATCCCCTCTGCTTTCAGAGATGCCTTTACAGCCTCCCATATTCTGATTTTAGATTGCATTTTCAACAACCTTCAAACAAGCGCGCAACTTTAAGAGTGGGGTTTTAAATTCGCCAACCGACTGCATAACATCAAACCGTTCCATAGCCGTCATTGCGCGTGACCAATACGCTTGAGCAATTTCGCCAGCGCTAGACACGTACCCAAAAGCATTATTTTCTTCGACTATTGCATTCAGCGCATCGCGGTTTAATGTAATCATTTTCTTAACTCCACTTGGCTTAGCGTTATTGCTTACCATGTGAGTCATTATACGCGCATTTGCTGTATTTACTAGCACTATGCGCCATTTTACTGTGTAAAGAAGTGTTAAGGCCCTTAACGTGGGCCACTCGGCGCAGTCAACAGAGGCGGAGGCGTACCGCTGGAGCCGTGAAATAACGGTCTGTCCTGCGCTGCGGGTAGTTGTAACGCCACCACACCGCTATGCGCGGCCTCGTGGGTGAGGCGGGGGAAATTGGTAGGCCTTGTGGGACTCGAACCCATCTATCTCCCGCTTATGAGGCGGACGCTTTTACCTGTTAAGCTAAAGGCCAATAGATAACCCCCGCGTAACCGATGCTCTGGCAAGAGGCGGGGGCCGTTTGCTGCGCAGGGTTTAAGTGCCTGCGCTCACTACCGCTTTATAGGTGCCGTGGTAATACTGCAACCGCCACGGCTCGGAGCGATCATTGTGGCTTTTTGCTAAACAGCCACGGCCACAAAACTGCTATCAGTACAGCGGCAAAGATCCCATCAAAAAAAAATGATAGAACCTTGCTTACAAAATCAACAGCAACTAGCAATACAACTAACAGTA